GGCGTGCCTCTGCGATGGAAGACCATGACTGCGGACCGCTATTGGTTTGCGGCTCACCGACGGGTGAGATAAGTCAATAAATCATGAATCGCTTTGTGCACGCTCCACTTCTGGGTGGGGCTTCCTGGATTTAGGGTGGCTACCCTAGGTCCGCCACTGAAGGAGAACCTCATGACCCGAACTCGCATCCGCGGCGGCTTCAGCACAAGCTACCAGCGTAACACCGACCTACCCGGCGGTGTCGCGCTGTTCACGAGTGCTTCGGCTGCCAACGGTCTGAGAGAGGGGATCACTGACGTCAGTGTGCCGCGCTTCAACAAGCTGCGTGCCCACGGCGAGGTGTTCGTGAACCCTTTGCAACTTGATCGTGACCTTAGGACCTGCCCGACCGACACTATGGTGTTTGCGTCAGGCGGTGATTGGGGTACACGAGTTGTTGAGGGTACGCTTGCGTGCCACTGGTCTCAGAAGCCAGTGCGCCCTGCGTGGTTCGCTACCCGTGTCGCCGATGCCAAAGCACTCACTCTCACCCGAGCTCACGCAAAGGTGGGGGAGGAGACTTTTCAAGGCATGGTGACTGTAGCTGAAGCGCGGAAAACCGCGTTGATGCTTAAGGGTCCTTTCGCTGCTAGTCTGAAGTTGATAGATCAGATTGGTAGTCGATACGCGTTCCTGGCTCGGGTTCTGCTGAAAGGCAGGATGCCCGATTCTAGGGACTGGCAATCAGCCAAAACCGCGCGCGACTTGACAAAAGCTTTCGCAAATGCCTGGAACGAATATCGTTTCGGGTGGAGACCCGTTCTGCGGGACATCCAAAACATTGTGGATGCCTATGTTGAGCGCAACCGGATGGCTGAACGCCCTGTGCGTATTGTGGCCCGGAGCAAGGACCAGATCGACTGGCTGGAAAGTCAGGCGGTCTATACAGCGAACCCGCCGGGCTTGACGTCTGTGAAGATGTCTCGCTCGACGACCGCAACGGCGCTTGTCTCGTCTGGGGTGCTCTATGAGCTCTTCGACGAGGCGTTGACCGATGCGGCAAGCAGGAGGATGGGCTTACGCCTGTCCGACGTGCCGGCTACGCTGTGGGAGTTAGCTCCATATAGCTTTGTAGTTGATAGGTTTGCTGCTGTGGGCGATTGGCTCAAAGCCATCACACCGAAACCAGGTGTCAGAATCCTCGGCCAGTGGACTACTGTCGTCGACAAGCACGTCTGCCAACATCGAATCCTCGATGCGCAGTTACGCGTGACTGTCGACCTCGGAAAACCCACACAACGTGTCGTGGATATGCATCAGGGCGGTGGGGCGTACACAGAGCGGATCACTTCGGTGACTCGCAATGCAAACCCTCTTCTACCAATCCTCCCGCCGATTAATACTCGGCTTCTCGACCTTGAGCAACAAATCGATCACGCTGCACTTATCACGCAGCGGTTGATGAACTTGCTCCCAAAACGGAGGTAGCCTCAACGGGCTACGAAGATATTGGGCCTGAAAAACATGTCCATTAACGTCGGTGGTTCGATCTCGAACACTGGCGGAACCGCCAAAGTCTTCGCGGACGATGGCGTCACCATTCCCAATGGTGTGCATCTGACTGTCCCGGGTACGGCGGATTTTCGCGTTCGCGAGAGCGCGACGTTCCGTTACACCCCTCCTAAGCTGTTGGTCGACGGCTCCTACACCCGCGCGAAGTTTGTCGCGAGTGTGACGGTGCCGAAGGCCCTCTCCAGCGGGAAGTACGCTAATAACGTCTTCCGCATCGAGGCCGATATCCATCCGGAATCGACCTCGACGGAGCAGCAGGATATCCGCAAGCTCGCAGCACAACTGCTGATCGACTCGGATACGGACAACTTCTGGGCCGCCGGCTCTATGAGCTGATGGCCTGGCTCGGCAACATTGTCATGTCGCTGGTCTGCGCATTCTTCTTGGCCGTCGTGGCTTTGAAGGGCGCGGACTATGTGCGGCATGCCGCTGCTGCAACTACGAGCGCGCAACCGGGAGGTTGCGCGAAGTCTGAAGGTGCAACTGATCAGCCTCAGCAATGAGGTTGGTTCTCCTTTCCAGTCTGGAAACTAATGGAAGGTTATATGGGAAAGAGTAGAAATGCTCTCGTTAGTGGTAACGCTTTCGACCACGACGCGTTCGCGTGGCAACTCGCGGACCGTCTCCTCGAGGACTTCAAACCCTTTGTAGCTCCCTCTTTCTACGACGCTGCAAAATCCGCTTCGGTGGATCGCAACGTAGGGGAGTGGCGCGCATTGGCGTGCGGTGATTTTGATTCTTTCGAGAACCCTTTCACCATGAAAGCTTCCTACCAGGTGACAAGCCTGTTCAAGAAGTTTTCTTTCTCTCAAGACCTACTCACGCCTGAGCAGCTCAAGGAAGACTCGAAACGGAAGTTTCTGGCCAACCAAGAGCGGCTTCGTAACCACGTGATACCTACCGATGATCCTCTCGTGAGAGACGTCATCTGGCGGGCCCGCGGTTGGGCTGAGCGCATACTGGGTGATTTTCACTCAGTCGAAATCTGTGAGAGAGCGACGTTTGGCAAGAAGTCATCCGTCGGGATACCCATGCGAGACGCCTGTGAAGGCGCTCGTCTTGAGGCTCCCATCACGGGTTCAGACGATCATATCGACTGGTTCCAGCACTATTACGGTGCATGGAACCGCCCTGCGCTTGAGTATGCGCGGGGTACAGCAGCGCGTGGTAACACGCCACTGTTCCGGTCGGTAGACGTCCTCGAGGCCGTTCTAGTCCCTAAGACCTGGAAAAGCCTCCGGATGATCATGCCCAATACTACGATTGGTACTCTGTACTCGTCTGGTTTGGGTAGGACTCTGGAAGACAGGCTGCGAGCGTTCGGTCACGACATCAAGCACCTTCAACCGGTGCATCGTGACCTAGCGAGATTAGGTAGCTTAACAAGTTCGCTTGTGACGGCTGACCAGTCTATGGCCAGTGATAATATCACGGTCGATCTCGTCAAAAGGATCCTTCCTTGGCGCTGGGCTAACGCCCTGTGCTTTGGTCGGATCCAGCGGATCTCGCTGTATGGTGAGACTATCGATAGCCCCACGTTCGCAACGATGGGAATCGGTTTTACGTTTCCGCTCCAGACTCTTTTGTTTCTCGTCCTCCTGTTAGCGATACGTGACATCCAGGGCCTTGACGAGGCCACAGTTGTCAGCGTCTTTGGAGACGACCTGGTCTATGCGACCGAGATGCATCCCTTAGTTGTGGATGTGTTTCCTAAGCTAGGCCTGGTCTTGAACCTAGATAAGACGTTCGCTGATGGACATTTTCGGGAAAGCTGCGGAGGTGACTACTTCCGCGGCATTGACGTTCGGCCCTTCCTCCTTGGAGAGGCCGACGGTAAAAACGCCCATAAGCGTAGAGCTGAGGCCTACCTCTACAAAACACTCAACGCCCTTCTCAGGCGTTGGAATGTGTTCGAGGTTCCCCAGACATGCCGCTTTATCGTCGAAGAAATTCGAGGGTTGCGTGGTAAGGAACCACTTGTGGTTCCCCCCGACTTCCCGGATACAGCAGGCATTAAGCACGACGTGACAACTCTCGAAGAACTAGGTCTTAGGGCTGAGGTGAGGCGGGATGTGCACGGGACGGTCACTTTCAAGTATCTGGCTTTCGAGCCGGACGCGAGAAGTGAGCATCGCCATGCCCCCTACCTTTTCCTTCGCCTGAGGACTGAACCTCGCGTAGAGAAGTTGCCTTTCCCTGTGAAGGGAATTGGAGACGTGCTTGCAGAGTCGACTCCCATTTTTAAGTGGGAGCCAGACCCTGCCAGAGGGTCGTTCCGGTCGGAAACGACCGGGCGTAGGCACCGTTACAGGCTCGCCATGATCCCTCAACAGGATCGTGGTCGTTACCGTGAACGGGTCGGGGTCACAGGACACTGGACCCCTTAACAACTATAACGCCGTGAGGCGCCATAGTCGGGCCTAGCCCTAAAGAGGAA